TACTATTGTATCTACTGCTGTTATTGGCTTGGTTGCTGCCAGTACTCCACTATTACTTAATGCAGTCAAACCGATTGTGAAACAGATAGTAAAAAAGCTCACGAAGAAGAAAAAAGACGTAAAATAATTCAGGGCAGGAAAAACAAGGTTCGTTGACTTGCCCATTATTTTGTTTTTAATTTATGCGTATGTGGTATAACTTGATTTGGTGGTACTGTTACTTTTATCCCTTCACAAATCTCTGCGTATTTTCCAGTGAAGGTTACACCTAGCTTTGCCTGTTCTCCACATACTCTTAATCTAAATAATGCAACTTCTAGCTTTGTCTTTTCGTATAATATTTTTTGATTTTTTATATTTACTTCTGTTGCTGCTAAACATAACTCAGGTGCTTTACCTAACGGAATACTGATCTGTGCTGAAATTCCATAGTTCAAGTTATAGTTATCTTTTTCAAATCTTGGTGTTTCTTGCACATACTTAATCTCTCCAGTATCTTCGTCATATATATTTTGTCTAGTAACAGTTTCTATGGGTCGATTGAATGACCACGCATCTGTTACATAAGGTGTAATTGTAAGACTAGGAGAAGAGCAAACAATACCTTGTGACATACGAAACTGAGGAGTTGATTGAGGTGCAATCATCGTTGCATTATTATTTACTGTACCTTGTGCATTTGAGCTAGGACTTGCAACTGTCGTGTTAGCCAAAACCCTTGCAGGGCAAAGGATTAAAGCTATTGCCCAAAGGTAGCTTCTACGGTTACGGTTGTTGTTGTATTTATGGTGCGATTTATAGTGGTTATCGTGTCTAACCCTGGAGAAATTATCGTTTCCTGTAGGCTGAACGGAGATCCTTCTGTTACTATCTGCCATCTAGGAACACTCTCCAAAGTAGGGCTGGTAAAAGAGAAGTTGACGTTATTAATTGTTTGAATTGCGTCTGCTTGCGGTGTCGGGTTGATATAACCATTCGTATCATTACTTTTTATATTATTTCCGCTTGCAGAATATGTGTAACCTGTCCTGTATTGATGGCTTGTGATCGTTTCATTAATAATACTTTGCGAGGTAGAATTTGTTGTTTGTGATCCTGTACGAAATGTAGGCACAACAGGATTTGCAAGGGTTCTTGCTGGTATTAATATTATTATTAGCAAAAACCATTTAGTCAATGGTGATCGTTACAGTTGTTTGTCCAATACAGCTAGTACCACTACCTCCTGCCGTGCAAGTATGAACTCCGCTACTTAAACTCGTCATACCGAGAGATCCTGCTGTACCACCTGATCCCACTGTTGTCTGTCCTCCAAGATGAGGTAATGCAGAGATACCTGACGATGGTGTTATAGCAGATGGTGTAGCATCTCCAATAGTTGCCGATTCTGTAATTGAGAAGGCTGACCCAGCACTTGTTATAGCTTTGTCAGTTTGAATCAAAGCTGGAACTCCATCAGTCAACGATCCAACATTCAATCCTCCGATGGCATTAGAGGTGGTTGATCCCCCAGATGTCACGCTTGGAGTGATATTTGACCCGCTAAGACTGTACGTAGTCCCCAATTTATTAGTGACAGAATATGGCATATCTACAGTGATCTGTGCAGATGTTGTGAACTTTTGAGTTATGTCTGCGTAAGAAGCAGGACTAAAAGCCAAAAGTAATAAAGGAATTAATTTCTTCATTTTTTGTCCTCTTTTTTGTCAACAACTTCCGCACCAAGTATCTTGATCGGAGTTTCTATTCTAATAGTTTGAAAGCCACCTGATTGTGTAGCTAGTAACTGTTCTACTTCTTTTTTATTTAATGGCTTTTCATCAGGTTTATATGTACCATCACCACGTTTCTTAGCACCTTCTAAACCAAATGATGCCAATGCTCCCGTAAGCAAACTTGCAGGGAAAGTTATATCTTTTGGTTCGTTACTATAACCTGGGATCGTTATGTAATTAAGGGAAACGATAAAACCACTCCAGCCGACAACAACCAAACGAACCACAACTGAAATAAAAGCAAGCTGTTCTTCCTTGTCCTCAATAGTTTCTTTAAGTTTTTTAAGTGGTCCTTTTTTAGTTTCTTCTGTCATAAATTACATTTATTAGCAATAATAAGCATAATTATACTTTAAGGCAATGTCTGAGATCTATCCTGTATTAATCGGAGTGGCAGCAACGGCTTTCGTGATGGTTTTATCTAATGTTAGTAGAAGAAGAGAAAAAGATATTATCGAATTATTTCGCAGAGTAAATCAACTTGAAAAAGATGTGAGCAGATTAGAAGGCCGAAATCGTTAATGTTTGGTATGTTTGGATAAGAACACAAAACATTATGTCAAAGTTTCTCATAGGACTGTTCATCAGATTTGGTAGAAGTGAATCTCTACGCAAGGCAGTATTAATGATGCTTAAAGATGCTTCATCTAAAACTGATAACGATATAGACGATGCAATAGTCAAGATGATCGAAGAAAAGCTCTTCCCAGTAAAATGAGCAACGATACTTTCTTCAACATAGATTTTGAAACTCCTACACCTGAACTGGAGTTATCTGTTGAGATGCGATGCAGGGAAGTAATGAAGAGTGATGACTTTGATAATGTAAAAAGATACTGCACTCATCTCATAAGACACCAGATGAGACAAGATTTGTTTTTAACTGGAATGCTAGGACGTTTAGCAGAACTAGAAGCTTTAATAGCAATAAAAGAAATGAAGCAGGAAAAATTAAGAAAAAAGAAAACTATTGGCCGTCAGATAAAGAAAATCTTTCGTATTCCTTAATCTCTTTAATTGTGAAGTCCTTCACCTGTAATTTTGGTATCTTGTTGATTTCATAGTTATGTTTAACAATAGCAGTCCTGATATGGTCATTGACCCAATCCCCATCATTGATTGTTAGGTCTGCTCTTGAATCACTGGTGATGTGAACTCTATGTTCTACACCACGAAGTTCTACATCAAGTAATAATCTTACTAAATTTTTTCTTCTGTTTTCCTGCAAAAACTTTAATTTTTTCCCAGAAGGACGTTCGTCTTGTTTCATTTTCCAACTCACTGATTCGTTTATTAATAGCATCATATCTAACACAGTATTCCTTCATATCCAAATTTTCAAACCAGAACTTTTTCTGGAGTTCTGCAAGCTGCTGTTGATAATTTTCTATCAAATTTTTGTTATTCATTTAGTCCGTACTTTTTGATTAATTCTTCAATAACTTCTTTAGGTAAAAAATCCTCAAGAATAGGATCAGCCCAACCGCCAGTAGGCATCATTATAACTTTACCTTTAGGTGGTTCTAAATCTTTCTGCCATGTTACTTCCCATAAAATACTACCTGACTTCATTATGTCGTCATTAGGTGTTGCTGTTACTAAAATCATTATTTTGATTTTCTACCCTGTATCCTACGTTCCACAGATTCTCTCCACATTAGCTCATCTTTAGCTTCTGCCACCTTGTATGTTGTACTTGGATATATACGCTCCAGCTCTTTATACGCTACTTTTCTAACCCAGGCTGTACCACGAATACCCTCTTTCTCAGCTTGCTCCTCTATGAGCTCTGATCTGTTTGGATCGATCAGCACTTGATAATAACTTTTGTTTCCGTGTTTTAATGCCATCTAAATTGTTTCTCTTGTACTACTCTACCACCAAAAAGGGAAATCGGCTGCCTCTATTTGTTTTTTCTTATACTTTTTTCTGGCTTCTTTCCTTTTCTGAGATTTACCTAAACGTATTTCTATAGCTGACTTTAGATACTCTACTGCACTAGCTAGATCCTTATTAGTGGCTTTGGGGATCTGTTTGTATAGATCCCTCATAAGACCAGCCCTTATATCATCCTGCATAACGCACCTGACTCTTGTGATATTCTACTTAGTCTTAGACCAGTATTCAATAAGCAGCTTCAATTCATCAATGCGTTTCAAAGCTGCTTGAATTTTTTGTTCTGTTGTCAATGAACCTCACTCCATTTGTCGCCAACGGACACTTCTGCTAAGGCTGGAACGTCACCCAACCATTTCGCTTCTGCTTTTTCCATTGTTTCTTTTAAGATCTCAGCCCATTCATTAGCAATATCTTCTTTGACTAAAAGAATCAATTCGTCATGCACGGCTGCTGCAATCTTTACCTTATCTTCACCTATATATTTGACTTTGGCCCATAAGTTACCCAATGCACATTTTAATATTGCAGCACCAGCACCCTGGATCGGAGTATTACATCTAACAGTAGTCCTGTTAAGATCGCCCTTCAAGAATCTACGCATATTAGATACTGGAACTCTAGTCTCGGCCCACTCATCATTTTCTGTGGATCGTGACGTATAGTTCATCTCTTGCTGCCAATCTCGAATACCACTATATGTAGTAAGCCAGTTGTCACGAATCTCGATAGCCTGTTGCTGTGACATAACTACACCACTGCTACCCGCATATTTTCTAAGACCATCTGCTCCTGCACCATACAACAGACCAAAGTTTGCAGACTTGGCTATCTGTCTATCGCATCCCATCTGATTAGCGGTATAGTCGTGCAGATCTTCACCTCTTCTAAATGCAGCAGTCATATTTTTATCTCTAGCTAGTGCAGCAGCTAACCTAAGTTCCATCTGTGAAAAATCAGCATCAACTATTTTCCAACCTTCAGGTGCTTGTACACACTGCCTGAACTCTGAATCTCTAGGTATCTGCTGATTATTAGGTTTTATACTGGACATTCTGCCTGTATCTGCACCAAGCTGCATATAGGATGCTCTAACAAATCCATCATCAGACATCTTATCCTGTATGCTTTCAATCATCTGTCTACGCTTCTCTCTACGTTTACCATCACCATTTACAGGAGTGTAACCAAGAACTAATTCAAGTTTTTCTAATAATTGCTTTGAACTTTTGATATTAAATCCTGCTTTCTTTTTAGTACCTAGTCTGACTGAACCTTCGTCTTTCGCACGTAAATTAAACGAACCATCATCATTTCGTGGTAGCTTCTTGCCTTCAGGTAAATCATTATCAAGTTCTCTAATAAATTCATTACCTAACTCTTTGATGTCATCTTCGTAATCAACACGACATTGCTGTAGCTCTTCACGATTCCAGGGAAGTCCTGT